GCATTTGCTATTCAGTTGTATAAAGACGGTGTGGAAATAAAGAAGATTGCTGAGATGGTTGGTGTGTCGGTAAATACAATTCAGGCATTAGTGGAAAAAGAAGGATTACCAAAACGACGCCGGGCAACCACTCCGGCCCATGTGATCATGGAGATGTATGAAAAAGGCATGAGTATCGACCAGATACGGCAGGAAACCGGAGCAAGTAAGGATAGAATACGAATAATCGTAGATGCTCCACCAAAAGAGAAACTAAGTTTGTTTGAGGAGCCGCATGTTGTGGAAAAGTCGTTGCCGAATCCGCCCAAGTACAAATACCATGGCAAACAGTACCTGGATGTGTCAGCCCTGTACATGTAGGAGGAGGCTTCATGGATTATAAGCAATTATATGAAAACAACGAAGCTTTCCGCAGTTATGTGGACCGCTATTGTAAGAAATATGATGTGACAGTGGCAATAGCACTGGAACATCGGATTGTAAGAAACTATGCAGAATTTTTAGTAGAGGAAGGAGAAAATAAGAGATGAGAGAATGTGACCGTTGTGTATATTATGGAGTTCCGGCAGATGCTCCAGAAACAGTTGAAGAAGAATGTATGTGGACACCATCGGAGGATGATGGAGAACACTTACCATGTGAAGAAGAATAATAATTTCAAACGAGGTATCCAATGATAATATTCAAGAGTTTTGAAAACTTCTGTGGCTTCTTGTTTTTCTCTTCAGTGGCTGCAGGAGCAGTGTGTACAGTTATTTGGTTAATAGTAAGCGTGATAAGAAAAATAATAGAAATTTATCGAAATGTACGGAAAGTTGACTTGAAGTATTGAAAAATGCTCATTTAACACATAAAGGGTATAAAATAATATTTTCAGACGAAAAAGCATGCAATTCAGTAAAGTACCTTGGCAATTGAATATTGACGGTTGTAGTAGTATAATTTGTATATTACGAAGAAAAGAGAAAGAAATGAAAAGAGTTATATCTGCTATTTTGGGAATTTTGTTGATTGGAATCGTAATTTACTTAGGAGTTAAATCTGGAAGTGACATCAGATTTGTAGTTCCATTTGGGCTTACATCAGCTTTAGTTGCACCGCTTGGAATATCTGCGTTGGGTTATTCCATAAGAAAAGAAGATCCAACTTTGAAAAAACTGGCGTTAGTTCCCGAAATAGATAGTTTAATTGAAAAAGCTGAAACAGAAGCACAAAAAATAAAACGTCTTAAGAGAGAAAAAGAAGAACTTTTGAATTATATACAGAATGAGACAAAGAGAATTGCATTGGAAGAAAGACGAAAAATATTAGAAACTGATATTAATAGGGTTTTACATGAATATCAAAAGGTCAACATCGAGCTTGCAGAGATAGAAGGTAGAAAGCCTGATTTGCAAGAAATTAGCAGTGAGATTAGAAAATTCTACACTAACAGTTCCGAAAAGAGTTTAACTGTTTTTGGAGAGAAATATGTTGTAGAAAATATATTCGATTTTTACAATCTACCAGCAATAATTATGGTAACTGCAATAAATAAACTAGTTGTAATGCTAGTTGAAGCAGTACAGGAATTAGTAAATTGTATTATAAATAGGGATTGAAATGCCAACCGTCATATTCGATGGTTGGTATTTTTATTGCCAAGTAGTCTAACTTCGACGGAAAGGGAGTGATGCATTGAAACACATATTATTGCAGTACGTAGATCTGCTACAAGAGAAAGAAGAAATACAGAAGAGAATTGACCGATTAAATAAACGCCTGGAGCGTATTAATGAAGAGGGCAATGTGAAGGATGCAGTAAAAGGTGGAAATGGTGGATTGCAGACATTTCACATTGAGGGATTTCCCGTTGCGGATGAGGATGAAGCAAGGTATTTATTAAATAAAAATATTCGGTTGCTGCATCAGAGAGATCACGATATTGCTGAAAAGGTTATTGAAGTTGAGGGATATTTAAATACTATAGATGATAGTAGAATGCGAAGAATGATAACCAAGAGATATATTGAGGGAAAACGTTGGTGCCAGGTGGCACAGGAGATGGGAAATCAATATACAGAAAGTAGCTGTAAGAAACAAATGGAAAGATTTTTAGAGAAAATAAAAATTTGTCACAAATGTCACGCGAAAGTGTGATATGGTTAAGATAGAAAAAGTGTATGAAAAGAAAGCAAAGAAGGGTTGAGGAAGTCTCAGCTCTTTTTTTATTGCAATTTGGCAGCAGTACTGAGGTAATATATGGCAAAAGAATGGTATAAATCATTCCTGAACTCCAAACGCTGGAAACGGTGCAGGGATTCCTATATTAAGTATAGAGTCAGCGTAGATGGTGGAATGTGTGAAGAGTGTAGGGAGAACTTAGGATATATTGTACATCACAAAAAGCATGTAACAGAAGCAAATGTGAATGTTCCAGATGTGGCATTGAACCATGACAATTTGATGTATGTATGCAAAGAATGTCATGATATGTATGAGGGACATGGGATTGGTGGACATGGAAAAAAAAACCATTATGTATCTTTGATGATAGTGGACAACCGATATCGATGCGGTCAGTCGACAGACTCCCCCCTAAATAAAATGGGGTGTTGTTTTCTGGGAAGACCGACAGCCAACATTGACGTAACACACAGGTCGCGCGTATAGGGGGTGTGGTATGACACAGATAATGGATCAGGAAGAAATTTGGGAAGAGGTTGTAAAAAGAGAGGAAAAACGGGATTCTGCTACGTTATATTTAGAGAAACAAAAGCAGATTAAGAAAGAGATAAGTAGACTTAGAAGACTCTTTAAGGACATAGATGAAAATAAGAAAAAGCTTGTAAATACTACGATTGAAGACATTGCATTCATGACAATTACAATGCAGGAACTACGTGATAATATTATCAGAACCGGAACCACGGTTAAGTACCAGAATGGTGCCAACCAGTTTGGAACAAAACAGAGTCCAGATGCACAATTGTATCTTCAGATGTCACAAAAACAGACTCAGGCAATGAAAATTTTACTGGATTGTATGCCAAAATCGAATAAAAAAATAACTGTTCAGGAAGATGATTTTGATGATTTTGTAACCGGAAGAGAAGATATTTAATGGCAAAAAAGGTAGTTTATCCATTAAGTTACAATCCGGTTTTAGAGTACTGGAATAAGATTGAAAGCAAAGAAATCAGAGTCTGTCAGAAAGTATATAAATGGTATAAGTATTTAGCTCATCAGGTAAATAATCCTGGTGAGTATTTTTATTCTCCCAAAAGGGCCAATCATGTATTGGAATTCGCGGAAAACTACTGCAAATTATCGAAGGGTGCCGGGGCTGGTAAGCCGGTTAGATTGGAATTGTGGGAAAAGGCACATTTGGCAGCAGTATTTGGATTCGTTGATATCAATGGATATAGGCAATGTCGGGAATCAGTGCTAATTGTCGGTAAGAAAAATGGTAAATCACTTTTAGCATCAATCGTAGGTTTGTATATGCTTGTTGGCGATGGAGAACCAGGACCGGAAGTATATGCGGTTGCTACTAAGAGAGACCAAGCAAAGATTATCTGGCAGGAAGCAAAGAGAATGGTACGTAAATCTCCAGTATTGCTTCGCCGAATAAAAACTCTGGTGGCAGAGCTTTCCAGTGAATTGTTTAATGACGGTACATTCAAACCACTGGCATCTGATAGTGATACTTTGGATGGTTTAAATGTCCATTGTGTACTCATGGATGAGATTCATCAGTGGAAGAACGGAAAAGCCTTGTATGACATCATGGCGGATGGTGTATCTGTTCGTGATCAGCCATTAGTATATATTACATCAACGGCCGGCACTGTGCGAGAAGATATCTATGACCAGAAGTATGACGAGGCAGAACGAGTAATTAATGGGCTGTTCGATGAGAATGGATACCATGATGTACATTTCTTCCCATTTATTTATGAATTGGATAGTCGTAAGGAATGGACGGATCCGGATTGCTGGATCAAAGCAAATCCCGGATTAGGAACTATTAAGAAGTTTGAAACGCTTGCTGCTAAAGTGGAAAAGGCAAAGGGAAATGCCAAATTAGTAAAGAATCTGGTATGTAAAGAATTTAATATCAGAGAAACATCCATAGAAGCATGGCTCACATTTGAGCAGATTGATAATAGAGAGCTATTTGACCTAAAGGAGTTGAAACCTCGATATGGTATAGGGGGATGCGATTTATCTGCAACTACTGACCTGACCAATGCAACGGTTATTTTCATGGTGCCGGAAGATGAACGAATCTATGTCATACAGATGTACTGGCTGCCGGAGGATTTACTGGAGCAGAGGGTAAAAGAGGATAAAATACCATATGACTTGTGGGAAGAACAAGGATTGTTAAGAACCTGTCCCGGAAACAAGGTGCATTATAAGTATGTCAAAGAATGGTACAAGGAAATTCAAGATGAATTGGATATTTATTTGTTCAAATGTGGATATGATTCATGGAGTGCGACTTACTTCGTGGAAGATATGCAAAACGAGTTTGGAAAAGTGGTTATGGAGCCTGTTATTCAGGGTAAGAAGACATTATCTGGTCCTATGAAGTCGCTTGGTGCAGATTTGACGAAGAAAAGGATTATTTATAACAATAATCCTATTCTGAAATGGTGTCTTACAAATACATCTGTGGATATTGATAAGAACGATAATATTCAACCGGCAAAAGGTAACTTGGGTACCAGAAGAATCGATGGAACAGCCGGATTACTGAATGCTTATGTAACATTGTATGAACATTATGATGAATATACAACTTTATTGTAGGAGGGCAAATGAAATTATTTAGTTTTAGGAAACGAGAACCCACAAAAAACGAGAAAGTCCAGAAGGAAGTCATTAAAATGTTTAATACCTGGGGCGAGAATTATTATTCATGGGATGGGAAATTGTACAATAGCGATATTGTACGTTCATGTATCCGACCAAAGGTAAAAGCCATTGGCAAACTGGTGGGGAAACATATTCGGACTGATGCAAACGGATTAAAGGTAAATCCGGATGCAAACATTCGGTTTATCCTGTCAGAACCAAATCCATACATGACTGGGCAACAGTTTCAGGAGAAGGTGGCTACGCAGCTGTGCCTGAATAATAACGCGTTTATTCTGATAGTCCGGGATGAAAACGGTAAACCTATGCAGGTTTATCCGATTCCGTGTGAGACGTGCGAAACAAAATGGCAGAACGATGAATTGTACCTGAAGTTTTCTTATCGAAATGGCAATATGAGGATATTTCCATATAAGGATATTATTCATTTGAGAAGGGATTACAATGAGAATGATATCTTCGGTTCCAGTCCGGCACCGGCATTGAAAGAAATGATGGAAGTAATAGGTACTATTGACCAAGGTATAATTAAGGCAATCAAAAATAGTGGTATTATCAGATGGCTGTTGACATTTACCTCTTCCATGCGTGATGAGGATATTAAGAAGAACGTAAAATCATTTGTAGATAACTACATGAGTGTGGATAGTGAAACATGGGGAGCTGCTGGTGTAGATGCCAAGGCAAATGTAACCCGTGTAGAACCGAAGGATTATGTACCAAATGCCTTACAGACCAAAGAAACCATTAATCGGATCTATTCCTTTTTTAACACAAATGAAAAGATTGTGCAGTCCAAATGGACGGAAGATGAATGGAATGCGTATTACGAAGCGGAAGTCGAGCCGGATGCAATTCAAATGGGCGATTGTTATGCAATTGGGCTGTTTTCAAGGCATGAACGTGCCTTTGGAAACAAGATTGTATTTGAGGCTAGCAATTTGCATTGTGCAAGCCTAAGCACCAAATTGGCATTTCAGGCTATGGTAGACAGAGGAGCAATGACACCAAACGAGTGGAGAGCCACAATGAATATGGCACCAATCGAGGGCGGTGACCAGCCTATCCGAAGACTGGATACGCAGGTGGTAAATTTAGTAGAAAATATGCTGGGCAAGATGAACGGTGAAAATTATGCAGTTGTAGCCGGAATGATTACACAATTAATTAAGTCTACGGAGAGGAGAGAAGATGAAACACAGAATCAATTTAAGGGGTGTACTGATTCCGAATGATTATAAGTTTTATTATGATTATTGGGGAGAGGATTCAACCTGTCCCGCGGATGTTCAAAAAGTGCTTGATGCATTTCAGGACGGGGATGAAATCGAAGTATATGTTAATTCACCGGGCGGTGTAATTGATGTTGGTTCAGAGATTTATACTTTGCTTAGAAGTAAACAGAACCAGGTTAAGATTTATATTACCGGTGAGGCATGTAGTGCAGCTTCTATTGTTGCAATGGCTGCATATTGTGAAATGGCACCTACAGCACTGATGATGGTACATTGTGTATCCACTGGGGTAAGAGGGAACCATAACGATATGGAGCATACAGCGGAGATGCTTCGTACAGCAGATGCAGCGTTATCTACTGCATATGCTGCTAAGTCCGGTATGAGTGAAACAGATGTACTGGAAATGATGAATCATGAAACATGGCTGACCGCTGAACAGGCAAAAGAAAGAGGTTTAGTAGATGCAGTTATGTTTGAAGAAAAAGAGGACCTCATGCCATTTGTGGCAGGTCCGTTATTTGCCCTGCCAAATGCAGAACAGATGGAAAAAGTAAAAAACATGTTAAAACAAGCAGAACCTGAGAATCACGATGATGGTAAGGAACTGCTTTTTTTATTACAAGCAAAGCACAATTTCTTAAAAATGAGAGGAGAAGCAAAATGAACAAAAAACAGTATTTAGCTATGAGAGAACAGCTCATGAACGAAACACAGCAGCTGATCGATGTCGGCAAGGCTGAGGAAGCTCAGGCAAAGATGGATGAAGTAACTGCACTGGATGCAAAGTGGGATGCAATTGCGCAGGCAGCAGCTAATTTCAACGCACTTAACAAGGAACCACAGGCAGCAGCACCGTTTGCAATGGAAGACACCGTTGGTAAAGAGAACAGTTTAGAAGATGCACTTGATTCAGAGGAATACAAGAATGCATGGGCAAAGACATTATTAGGCCAGCAGTTATCGGCATCTGAAAGCAAAACATTCCAGATGGTAAACGAAGCGTTTACACATACAACTGATAATACCAGCATTGTGATTCCTAAGACCGTAACACGTGGAATCTGGGAGATGGCAGGAGAAATGTATCCTTATTTTGCGGATATTGCTAAGACCTACGTGAATGGTACACTTTCAATGATTCAGGAAGATACTTCTTCTGATGCCGGGTGGTATGAAGAGGAAACAGCAACAGAGGATGGAAAAGAAACATTAAAAGAGTTCACCCTTAATGGTTGTGAACTTTCAAGAGCTATCACAGTATCCTGGAAGTTAAAAGAAATGGCAATCGAAGATTTCATTCCTTATATTCAGAGAAAAATGGCAAAGAAGATGGGTGCGGCAGCTGGATATGGCGCTACACATGGTGCAGGTCCAGATAAGGAAAATGGAAAGGATGAACCTATTGGTACAGTAACTGCATTAAAGGCAGAAAAAGACACACCACAGGTTGTAACATATGCTGCAGGTTCTATACCTACTTATGCAAACATCTTAAGTACACGCGCTAAGATTAAGTCCGGCTATGCTTCTGGTCTTAGGATTTATGCTAATGCCACTACAATCTGGACTAAACTTGCCAACATCGTGGATACAAACAAGCGTCCTATTTTTATTCCGGATCCAACATCCGCAGGTGAATTTAGAATCTTAGGAATGCTTGTTAAGGAAGATGATTCCATGAAGGATGGAGAAATTCTGTTTTCTAATCCGGAGGCAGGCTATCATATGAACATCAACAAGGAGATGTCAATGATTCCAGAAGATCATGTAAAAGCAAGAAAAACAGATTACTGTGGTTACTCAATCATGGATGGTAATGTAACAACTACCAAAGCTCATGCTTTACTTTGTGAAGCAACTGCGTAATCCGGTAATGTAGGAGGAGCAGATGGATAGGGAAAAACTGGTAAAACAGATTAAGGATTCCATGAGAATCAAACATACTGCTTCTGACAATGCAATTCAGAATGATATAGAGGCTGCAATACTTGACTTAATCAGAGTCGGTGTGCAGCCTTGTTCTGATGTTGAATTGAAATCACTGAAAGAAGATGCACTAATAAATAAGGCAATTGAGCTTTATTGTAAGGGAGAAGCAGATTTTCAAGGCAAGGGAGAAAAATACACTGCCGCATATGAGAAATTAAGAGATTCATTAAGTCTGAGTGGTGAATACACATGAACAATGAGTTAATTCGGCTTGTAACTATAAAAGGGAACAAAAAGAATGCATCTGGTTTTAAAACTGGAGAGGAAGTAAGTACAGTTGATATTTTTGCAGAAGTAAAATCCGTTGGGCGTGCCGAATTTTATGAAGCTGCTCGCAGTGGAATGAAGGTGGATATTATTTTTGTTGTGAATCCTGATGATTTTGCAATGGCAGCAGTGGTGATAGGAGATAAGAAGATTAAACCATCCAGAGTAATCTATGATGGTACGACTTATTTAATTGAGAGAACCTATAAGAAAGACATGCATGTGTTGGAGGTAACTTGTAAGGAGGTAGAGTAATGGCACAATTCCAAATGGAATTTGATGATAGTTTCATGGATGGTCTCCTAAGTACAGATTTTGATGCTGTTGCAGAGGAAGCACTTGCCGAGACGATACCAATGCTTGAACAGAGCATGAGAAATCAGGTTAAAAAGGTAATCCAACATGAGGGTGATTCGGAACTTGCAAATTCACTAAAGGCATCTAAACCCAGAAAGACAAAGACGGATGCATGGATTGCTACAGTTACACCAAAAGGATACTCTTCTACGAAGGTTTATACTGCAAAAACTGGTAAGGGTAGGAAAACGCATAGAAAGTATAAAGTTTCAAATGCAGTAAAAGCCATCTGGAAAGAATATGGAATACCGGGAAGGCAACCGGCAAGACCATTTATTAATGCTGCTGTAAATGCAGTAGAAAAAGAAGTTAGCCAGAAAATGCAGGAAGTATATAACAGAAAGGTAGGGGCAGAATGAATCTGAATGAACTACTTATAAAATTGCTTTCGGTTACTGGACTTCCTGTGGAACAGGATGAATATGATGGAGATGGTGACAAGTATATAGTTTTTATCTATGAAGACGAGAAACCGGAAACATACGGAGATGACGAGGTAACTGCAGATACTGTTTATCTACAGATACAGTTAATCACTCCGAAAGAATTTGATTATTTTAGTTTAAAAAAACAAATCCGCAGTCTATTGGAGGAGGCGGATTTTATTGTGACATCTATTCAAAGTTTTCTTGGTGATATTTATCAGGGAACAGAGAAAGTAAGACAGACAATTTTTCAAGTGAAATACACAGAAGGGAGAAAATAATTATGCCAAATTTTGGATTGTCAAAACCTTGGATTGCAAATTATCATCCAACAACTAATACGTATTCAGGAGCATTTAAGTGTGGCAAAGCGGTCAACACTTCGGTGACTCCGAACTATAACGAAACACCGTTTTATGCGGACAATGAGCAGACGGAAAATGTTGTAGAATTTAAAAATGGTACACTTACACTTGGAGTAGATCGAATGCCGATTCAGGCACCAAAAGTTATGTTTGGTCATACCGTTAGTGAAGATGGGGAAGAGGTTTCAAAGACAGATGATTCAGCATCTTACTGTGGTTATGGCTTTATCACAGCAGAGATGTTAGATGGGGTAAAGAAATACAGAGCTTGTGTTTTGCATAAAGTGCAGTTTAAAGAAGGAGAAGAGGCTTATGAAACAAAAGGTGATTCTATTGTATTTAAAAATCCTTCATTAAATGGTGCAATCATGAGTGATGCGGAGGGAAAATGGAGAACGAAGTCCCCTTATTTTGATACGGAAGCGGAAGCAGACAACTGGATCCAGATTAAACTTGGTGTAGTGGAGCAATGTGCAACACCAGTTGCATCTATAGCTGGTGGTACTTATGATTCCACACAGTCAGTTGTTTTATCTACAACAACAACAGGTGCCAAAATTAAATATACAACGGATGGAACAACACCAAGTAGTGAGAACGGTACGGAGTATAAGTCGGCAATCAGTATTGCTACAAATACCGGCTTGAGAGCAATTGCTTTTAAGGACGGAGCAGAAAGTTCTTCAGTCATGGTAAAAGAATATTTCATTGTTACACAGTAATAACAAACAGTCAGCCCAGGGTTTTTAAATACCCTGGGCAATTTTGATATATGTGGAGGAAACATGAGAAAAATGACACATATTATTATAAGCGGAAAATCATATCCGATTATTATTGATCTAAATGTATTGGAGTATATTCAGAATGAATACGGTTCCATTCACAAATTTGAAAGAGACCTAATTGGAGTGCATTACAAGAAAGATATGAATGGTAATCAGGAATATACGGAAGATGGGAAACCACAAATGTATATAACAGAACCATCTATTAAGGCTATCAAAATGGTACTTCCGGCAATGATAAATGAAGGTTTAGAGATTGAAGCGGAAGAAAAGGATAGAAACTATGAAAAAGTAACAGAGAAACAGATTTTCAGAAACTGTAACGTAGATTTTAATTTTTTGTCCGATATCATCCATTCGGAATATAAAAGGTGTTTTGAAATAAAAAAAGCATAACCAGAGGAAAGCAAAGCGATGAAGATGAGCCGATAGATTTCCCCTGGTTATATTTTATCGGTATGAATAAACTGGGCTTTACCTACAGGCAGGTTAGACATATGTATTTTGGCTTTTGGGTTGAGCTGTTTGAGGTATATAAGAAACATTATAATTTTGAAACTAAGAGAGGACTGTATGCGATAGAGGAGCATCCTGAGAATGAGCCTATTAGTTCTCTTTCAGTATTATAGAGAGGTATGAAATGGCTAAAGGTACAATTGGTGGAAAAATTGTTCTTGAGGGTGAGAGCCAATACAGAGCTGCGTTAAAAAATATAAAATTAGAGCAGACAGAATTGCGTTCAGAAATGAGACTTTGTCAGTCGACTTTTAAAGAAAGTCAGAATTCTTTAGAAGCGTTACAGACAAAATATGAGGTGTTGACCAAGCAGATTGATAGCCAAACTAGAAAAGTAGAAGTATATGAGCAGGCAATGCTTGCATCTTCAAAAAAAGAAGAGGATGCGGCTGAGAAAGTGGCCGAACTGCAGCAGGCACTGGATAAAGCACAGAGAGAAATGCAGGAAATGGAGAGTTGCACCGGTGCAACATCTGAAGCGCTGGAAAATCAGGCAAAGACAGTTGTGGAGTTGAAGGAGAAACTTTCTTCTGCGGAATATGATTATGAAAAAGTATCTCAAAAAACTATTGGATATAAAACTTCGGTAAATAATGCCAATGCTGAACTTGAAGAAATGCGTAAGGAATTGAGTAATACTGAGAAATATATGGAAGAGGCAGCTGAAAATGCAGAAAGTTGTGCAACCTCAATTAACAACTATGGTAAAGCAACTAAAAATGCAACCGAAGAAACGCTGGGATTTGGAGATGTATTAAAGGCGACCCTTTTATCTGATGTAATTACAACAGGGGTGCAAAAGTTAGGAGAATTGGCACAAAAGACTGGGGAAGAATTGATTAATTGTGCAGTTGGTGCCGCACAGTATGCGGATGATATTGCAACAACTGCGACTAATACAGGAATTGCCGCTGAAACATTGCAGGAATTGACTTATGCACAGGAATTGATGGACGTAAGTCTTGATACTCTTACAGGAACAATGGCAAAGAATATCAAATCTATGGATTCTGCACGTAAAGGTTCTGCTGATTATGTAGAAGCATACGAAAAACTTGGTGTGGCGATTACAGATGACAATGATAAAATGCGAGACAGTGAAATAGTATTTTGGGAAGTTGTCGATGCATTAGGCAAAATGGAAAATGCAACAGAACGAGATACGACCGCTATGCAGTTATTTGGGAAAAAGGCACAGGATATTAATTCGTTGATTGCAATTGGTAGTGATGGTTTTAATAAGTTGGCAGCTGAAGCTCATGAGACGGGATTTGTCTTATCAGATGACGTCCTAAATGGTCTGTTAGATACTTCTGATGCAATGGAACGAATGAATAACCGCATCGCTAATGTAAAAAATCGGATAGGTGGTGAACTGGCACCGGTATTTACAAGAAGTTTTGATAAAATAGGTAATGCTGTGGATGATGCAGGCGATATTATTATCGATATTGCAGATGATGCAATTCCAAAACTGGTCGCTGGAATGGAATGGTGTATCGAAAATGCGGATGTAGTAGCTGCTGGTATAGGGGGAATAACAACTGCTGTTGCATATCATGTTGCTGTTGGTCCGGCGATAGCAGCAGTGACAAAAGCATGGAATGCGTATAAAGCATCAACCGAAGGTGCTACCGTATCGCAATGGCTGTTAAATACAGCGATGAATGCAAATCCGGCGGGACTCTTAGTGGCTGCAATTGTTGGTTTATCGGCAGCAGTGGCGACTTATTCAGTTATAAATAAAGACAATCTGTTTGCAACAAATGAAGTGAATATTGCAACCAGAGAGCAGGTTAAGGTAGCAAAAGAACTCAACGCAGAATATGCCACTGCAACCGCAGAAAGGACATCTGCCCGTAAGGAACTGGAAACAGAAGCGGTTAGTTGTAAAAATCTCGTTGCAGAACTAAAGGAACTGGAAGCAAAACAGAAGCTTTCTAATGCAGAACAGGCACGAATGGATTTGATTATTGAACAGTTAAATCAGGCAATGCCAAGATTGAATTTGGCAATTGATGAGCAAACTGGAAAACTGAACATGTCTACACAGGCATTGGAAAGTAATGTTGAAGCTATGATGGCAATGGCAAGAGCTGAAGCGGCAAGGGAAGATTTAGTAAGGATTGCGGAGGATCAGTACGAAGCAGAAAAACAATTATCAGAGTTGCAGGGACAGTTGGCAGAGCAAAAAAAGGTTGTAGCAGATGCACAAGAGCAGGCAAATGAGAGCATGAAAGAAGCTCAGGAGTTGTACGGAGATCAGATTGAACTTGCCGGTACAATGGGAGCTGCAGAAACCAATGCACTTATACAAGCTCAAGAAGCACAAAAAGAGTTGGAAGAACAGATTGCAGCTACTACAGAAACAATCAATGGTTTTACGACAGAGTATGAAGAAACGATGGCTTATATTTCTGATACGGAAGCATTGGCATCTGCATCAGCGGCTACAGCTGAATTAGGAGATGCAGCAGAAGGCGCGCAGAGTCAGGTAATTACGCTTTCAGAGTCTGCAAGAGAAGCCTACGAGGAAATGCGAGAGTCTTTGCATGAAACAATTTCTGGTCAGATAAGCCTTTTCTCAGAATTTAGCAGTCAAGCAGAAATGTCCACAGAAGAGATACTAAAAAACATGCAGAGTCAGGTTGAAGGAATCACATCTTGGTCAGATAATTTAGCTGCTTTGGCTGAAAAAGGTATTGACCAGGGCTTGTTACAGCATTTGGCAAATATGGGACCTGAGGGAGCTGGATATGTAGCCGCATTTGTAAAAATGACAGATGAGGAGTTACAGAAAGCAAATGAGTTGTTTACTCAGTCGTTATCTATCCCAAGTGAAGCTGTGGATAAAGTATCAGAAGCCTATTTAACAGCGGGTGAAAATGCTGGAAAGAAATTTCAGACTGGTATTACAAATTCAAAGGAACCTGTTGCAACATCGGCAAAGGAACTGGCACAGTCAGCATTAAGTGCAACTGAAGAGGCATTGGATATTAACTCGCCATCAGGGGAAACGGAAACAATTGGGACACAGTTTGATGCCGGCTTAGAGAAAGGCATATCCGAAGGAAAACCAAAGATAATTGATACGGTTGAGGATTTGACTGCAGATATAGTGAATACAGCCAAAGACAATTTGCAGACTACTGTTTTTGAAGAGATTGGTAAACAGATTACAGTCGGAATACAAAATGGAATTTTGGCAGGGAAAAGTGGCGTACTGGAAGCAATCAAGCAAATGTGTGCAGAAATAATAACTTCTACTAATACTGAGTTAGATATCAATTCGCCTTCAAAGAAAGCATACTGGTCAGGAGAAATGTATGGTACCGGATTTATTGAAGGATATAGGGACAGTATGAATAATATAGGGAATGTAGTCAGAGCATCCTTACCGGATGAATCAATGATGAAATATCCTGAAAATGCTACATTAAATGGAACGACAAGTAATGAAAGTGAAAGTGTATTGGTAGATATTTTAGAGGAGATGAATGCTGGATATATTGAAGCAATTACCGATGCAATCAATAATGGGCTCGCATCTATAAAGGTTGTGCTGGAGGGAGAAGCCAAGGGAGTATTTAAGATGGTAAAAATAGAAAATGACAAGATGATCAAGGCTACGGGATATAATCATTTGGCCAAGAAGGAGGTATAATCATTATGCAGTTATTTAATATTGCCGGAGTAGATCTGACAAAATACATAACTGTTCCAACATATGAGGTAAATCGGGAAGATGAATATAAAAAATGGACAGATGCTAATTATTTAGAACATCGAGAGTGTTTTAGGAAGAGAATTTCAGGGAAATTCACAATGAAATTCTTGGATAAGGAGAAGTATTTTTCATTTCTTGAATTGCTAGAATCCAATAA